ACTGCAGCTAACCAACAGCGGGCGCACAAAGAATGGTACTACTTACACCACCATTGGCACTCGAATGTCAGGTGACATGAATACGGGGTTAGGCAACTCCGTGCTCATGGCATCTATGCTCGAGTGCTACCTGGACGCCTGCGGTGTCCAGGGTGCAACTTATGTAGACGGCGACGATTCTGTCGTCGTGATAAGTCGCCGTGATGTGGGTAAGTTGAAACCGGTGCGCGAGTTTTTCCTGCAGTTCGGTATGGAGATGAAGCATGAGGCGACCGAGGAGTTTTCCCAGGTCGACTTTTGCCAGTGCCGCCCCGTGAATGTCGACGGCCACTGGGTGCTCAGTCGGGACCCTTCTAGGGTCCTGGTGAGGCCCCTGTGGACGACGAGGCGCATGGGGCGCCGATTGGAGGGCCGGTACCTTAAGGGTTTGGGAATGGGGGAAGTCGCTGTCAATTGGGGCATGCCCATTGGCAGTTTCTTAGGGCAACGTTTGTATGAGCTGGGGGAGGGCAAACCCTGGTCATACGAGTTCCACCCCGGTATGAAAACGCGTGAATACGGGCGGATTGACAGTCCCGCCCCTAGTTTGTCAACTAGATTGTCATACTTCGAGGCTTGGGGAATCGCACCGGAGGAGCAGCTGCGCATTGAGGCGTCTATGCTTCAGATGCGGAGGGAGGGGGTTGGCCACGCCGAATACTCTTTGGCGGACGTGGCCGGGCCCTCCTTCGCCGGCCGGTGAGCGGATTGTGAATCCGAGAAGTATGGTCAAATCGCACAAGAACAAGGGCTCCCTAGGGAGGCCCAACGAAGTCAAGAACTCACAAACAACCGCCAGGCGAGGGAATGGAGGTGGAAATCGAGCAAGGAAACCCGCTAAGCGTACTAAGGTCGCTAGAGCGATTAGAATGTCAGAAGCCGGAAGAGCCTTCCTCAAGTGTGCCTTTGCTCCACCCGACTTCAACGTCGACCCAGGCAAAGGCATCCCAGACCAGTTCGCTGGTAAGACTCTTACGCGGAAGGACGTTCTTACGAGCTCTCTCACTGGCACTCCTGGTCGTGATGATTACTACGTCATCGCTCCAACTCCTGGAGTTGCTTACTGGTACGCGCAAACCCCTACAGGTACTGCTCCTAACTCCTCAACCACCTGGCAAGCTTATTCCTTCCCAGGCGCTTTCGGATCAGGAGCTCTCTTCGGTGATGAAGCTGTTGGAGGTTCCGTACGAGCTTCAAATGTTGATGCCTTCCGTCACGCAAGCCTTTGCGCCGGAATCTACCCCACATCCAACATGATGAAGTATTCAGGGAGCATTCAGGTTTGGAAGGCACCACTCAAGCAGACTGTTGAGAATGTGGCGTTGACCATTCCAACCACCACTCCTACTTCCATCAGTGTGTCAGAGATAGCCGTTTCTGGTCTCGAGAGTACAACCACCGTTCCAACTGAGAACTACTCGCATTCATTTATCGATGGGATGTACACGGTTGCGGGCAACAACCAGCCCGATTTTCCTTTCAAGCCTATCCTTGAGGCATATGATGCGGTACCCGCCCAGTTGGCTGGATCCTCAATGTTTGGCAAGCTCAGGGGCCCTTTTATGGGAATGGGAGATACCGATTCTATCATCATCAAAATCTCGACCCCCCTAGAGGCCGTGAACTCCTTCGTTTTGAAGGTGTGGTCGTGTGTGGAGTACAAGGTGAATTCCAGCTCTGGGTACTACCAGTACGCCGGCACTTCACCCCACTACGACCCCATCGCCTTGGAGCTTTACAGGCGCTGCCTAAACGAGATCCCCTTGGCCGTTGTTTGCGCTGACAATGCAAAGTTCTGGGAATCCGTTCTCAGGATAATGCGAGGCATCAGCAGTGCTGCCTCCCACGTTCCGGGGCCTATTGGTATGATAGGCACAGGCGTGGGTATGGTGACAAATGCTATAGCCTCCTTGACTATGTGAGGACCATAGTTCTCGATGTATATTCTTCCATTTCTCCATCTATCCCGGTGCTCAGCACCAAATAAAAATCCGTTGGGACGCTCTTGTGAACCCAACCCTTCTGTCTCTGCCATTTCAACCGATTGTGGTAGCGAGAGGTGCAGCACTTCTCCAACACAGTACGATCCAC